TTACTCCTTACAGTTATAAAGAGTATGGAATATCGCCCACCGGTGTAAATAGCAATATCCCATATTTTTTACAACTCTATTAAATTTCTTGTGAATGTTCTGCCCAATCCTGTGCAAATCTTTCACTCAATATATATTGTTTTTGTTTCTCTGTAAAATTATCATACCAAGACATATCCTGATTATTTTCACGCATTACATTCAAGGCTTGTTCAGCAGTGTAGTTATACCTACTTGAAATAAAATACGCAAACATATCAGAGCCAGTCAATTCTACTGTATTATCACCAGCATCTATTATTGCCATATCCTTTATCCTCACTATAGTTAAAAAATACCTGTAAAAAAAGTGAGCAGTTTTAGCATAAGGACTTCCACCTTTGGCACTGCTCAAGCCAGTAAGATGTAAGGCACATAAAAGGTCGTAGCATATCCATATCCCAATCTTCTGATATGTTTAATGTGCAATTACTCACACAATACCTTACAAATTCGGGAGCAGTTTGTTTCCCCGAATTTAATCTAGGAAGTAGGCACTGCTCGAGCCTAAGCCACACTAATTGCCTGATTTTCTTAGGCTTACGCCTGATTTTCTTAGGCTTATATAGTGCATTATCCACACTACAAGTAGTGCGAATTTATTTTATCCCTTATCCATAAGAGATATTATCCATAAAAAAACTAATAAATCAAGCATTATCCTACTTCATTTATTAATTCTTTTTAAAGCATTAAAAAAAAGCCTAGCAATTTAATACTAGGCTTTTTCCTGTTATACCTAAGCGACTTTTTTTAGGTTTCTAGCGTCTATTATTTTCTTATTTTTCGCTTGAATTTCTCTAACCTCATAAAAATAGTCTTTTAAAGTTTTTTCCATTTCTTGCAATTGTTTTGGTGAATTTTCCCTTGCGAATTTTTCGCTGGTTTTGAAATTCCCGTCGCTATCTTTTGAAATGTCAATTATTACTTTATTTATACCGCCTATTCTTGGCTTAGGCGTTCCAAAAATGATTGAGTCTTGATTTTTGATAGTGTTGTTATGGATAGTCTTACGATTTTCCTTAACAAACATTTTATATCTTTTCTCAGTACTATCAATCGCTTTTTTATATGCCCTATCAAAATACTGTTTAAAATCGTCCATTTCTGATTGATTTTCTGTAGCTTTGAAGTAGTTTGCATAAGTTTTGGCGTGATGTAACGCTGTTTGTTCGCCTGATGGATTAACTGTAGTAATCCACTTAAACACTTTACCCGCATATAGCTTTTTAGCATTTTGTACACTTTTAGACTTTTTATATAACTCTTGGCATTCTGTATCCTCATTGAATTCCTTTGTTATTATATTTTTGTCTAGCGGTATAGACTTAGGTATATCTCTTGTCGTATCTTGTTTGGATTTAACCATTTTTCTTTCTACCTTTATTGTATTCACACTACAAGTAGTGCAAAGGATTAAAATAATTGAATGGTTTAATCTTGGCTTAATCTAGGACTAAGCCTAGATATACCTTTTCAATTGTTCGCCTATTTCTAGGACTGATTAACAGCGAATGCCATTAACATATACAAGACTAAACTATAACAATATTAAAGTCAAGCGATTTACTAACTATTTTAATAAAATAAATTTAAAAGCCTGTTATAAAAGCATTTCTCACACTACAAGTAGTGCCAAAATAAAACTATATTAACTAAGTTTATTAATATCAATCTAAGCATTAGCCACGCCATAAAAAAATAAAATCATAGTTAATAAATACATATACAGTTAAAAAATACCTGTATTTCGCATAATTTATCTTATGTTAAATAAAAACCACGCTCAAAGCAGGGGTATACTTCGCATAATCACCGATATTATGTTAAATAAAAATCCCAGCTTTAAGCCCCTACCCCACCACTTTGGAAAAAAACGACAGACCGGGAAACCCACCTTCATCCAAAATTATTATTTTTCAACTAAATTTCGGGATAAGAATATTATTCTCTTGTTTTACACTATATATGGTATAATATTGTTTAAATTTCAAGCAAACACTAAGCACTTCCTAGCATCTCTCTAATGAAGAAATACTATTACGAACATAAAAATAATAAAATCATTAGAATATTCTAGGAATGAACACTAAACAATATTCTTGATACTGGTATAACAATAATATGGCTCAAAAAGGCAAAGTTTCTGTTGACTCAGAAGATGAAATAAGACAAATAGAGAAGGATTTGGAGGAAGAACTACGATATGCTGTAGCTTCTGCCAAGGGAATCGTACCAGCAGACGCTGTTATTAAGATTGAACGCAAAAAAGGCAGACCTACAGGTGGTTTATCAGCAGAATCCAAGAAAGCTGGAGGTAAAAAGTCCAGAATTAAGCGTGGTCAGACTTATAAACCTACAGATGATGACTATTCTAAGGTAGAAGAGATGGTATGTATAGGCTTGGACCAGCATACTATAGCAAAGATTATGGGTATTTCTAATGCCACCCTTACAAAATATTATTCTCATAATTTATTGGTAGGAAAAGAGAAGAGAACTGCGAGAGTTGCAGGCGTAGCCTACGAAATGGCAGTTTCTGGTGAATCTCCGAGTATGACAACCTTTTGGCTGAAAACTCAAGCAGGATGGTCTCCGAAACACACTGTTGTCGTGGAAGATAGAACATTTGATATTAAGTGGGCAGCGGATGCCGCAGATATTGCAGACGCTAACCAGCAATTAAGGGATGATAACGATAAGGTTCATTAATGCTTTCTAGGATTCACTCTCGTTTGAAGAATAAGTTGATTGAGGAAGACAAGTTATCCGATAAAGTAGCCGAGAATCTTAGTAAATTAATTTTAGTTAAGAAGGGATACTTGAATAAGGATGGAACAGCAAGAGAAACGCAAAGAGATAATAATACCCTACACACCTAGGGAACTACAGAATGAAATACATACTAACCTAGATAGATTTAATGTTGTAGTATGTCATAGGCGGTTTGGTAAGACAGTATTTGCGATTAATCAGTTAATTAGAAGTGCTGTAGAAAATGTGATAGCTGGTAAGCCAGCACCTAGGTATGCCTACTTAGCACCACTGTTCAAGCAGGCTAAGACAGTAGCTTGGGATGAACTTAAAAGACTTTGTGGAGTATTTCCTGAAGTAAAGTTTAACGAGGCAGAACTGAGAGCTGACTTTATGGGAGCTAGGATACAGCTCTACGGAGCTGACAATTATGATACTCTCAGGGGAATTTACCTAGACGGAGTAGTGTTAGACGAGTACGCCCAGATGAACCCAAAGATGTTCTCTGAGGTGATTAGACCAGCTCTATCAGATAGGAAAGGGTATGCCATATTTATTGGCACACCAAAAGGGAAGAACGAATTTTATGACTTATACCACTCAGCACCGGAAAAGAAAGGCTGGGCAAGATTTTTATACAAGGCGAGTGAAACAGGGATATTAGATGATGAGGAATTGGAACTTGCGAAGCAAGATATGGCAGAGACTGAATTTGAACAAGAATACGAGTGTTCTTGGTCTGCTGCACTTAGAGGTGCGTATTATGCTAAAGAGATTGAAACTGCTTATGAAGAAGACAGAGTGGGGAAAATCCCTTATGACCCTTCTAAACAGGTAGTAACAAGCTGGGATTTAGGGGTATCTGACGCAACTGCTATATGGTTTGCACAGTTTGTAGGAAAAGCTGTACATATTATAGATTATTTTGAAGGTTCAAACGAGGGTTTGCCTTACTATATAGATGTATTGAATAAGAAAGGATACAGGTATGGTGCTCATATTGCACCACACGATATAGTAGTTAGGGAGTTTTCTACTGGTAAGAGCAGAAGAGACCTAGCCTTTGACTTAGGAATTGATTTTCAAGTAGCACCTAAGTTAAAAGTAATGGATGGTATTGATACTACTAGAACTTATTTGAATAGATGCTGGTTTGATGAAGCAAATACTAAAAAGGGATTAGAGGCTTTACTTCAATACAGAAGCAGCTATGATGACAAGAAGAAAATCTGGTCACAGAAGCCAGTCCACGATTGGACTTCACACGCCAGCGATGCCTTTAGGTACTTAGCTATAACGGATGTAGTATTTACTGGTAATGACAGTGTCTGGGGAAAGGAACTACCTAAGACAGATTTGAGTTGGATAATATAAGAGGAGAATATTATGGCACTTAACCCAATATGGTTAGAGAATGTTATTAAAGAGATGGCACAGGACATCAAGGATTTGAAAGAAATTATGAAAGCAGTCAACAGTCCGCCACCTAAAAAGAAAACAACATACCCAATTAATAAAGGTAAATAATTTATGGCGAAGTCCAAAAAAATGACAGAGCGTGAGTTAGCTGCTCACCTAGAAGGAGAGATTACATCCTCTCTAGGATACTTAGACGGTAAACTCACAACACAACGCTCAGATGCACTAGACCGCTATTATGGTAAGAAGTATGGTAATGAGCAGGAAGGCAGAAGCCAGATTGTTACTAGAGATGTGGCAGATGTAATAGAATGGATTATGCCATCCTTGATGAAGATATTTACTGGTGGCGATAAGGTTGTTAAGTTTGAACCTGTAGGACCAGAAGATGTCGAAATGGCAAAGCAATCTACGGATTATGTCAATCACGTCATTATGCGTCAGAATCCCGGATTTAGTATTATTTACCAGTGGTTTAAGGATGCACTACTACAAAAGAATGGTATAGTAAAACATTACTGGGATGATACCAGTGAGACATTAAGAGAGGAATATAAGAACCTAACTGAAGAAGAGTTCACCGCCCTCTTAATGGATGATAGTGTAGAGGTAAAACAACATACTGAGAATGGTGGTGGTGAAGAGGATGTCATTTCTCTACAGCCACAGCAGATAACACACGATGTTGTTGTATCAAGAACATATGATGATGGACAGGTAAGGATAGAGCCTGTACCACCAGAAGAATTTTTAATTAATAAATATGCTAAGACAATCGAGGATGCTCGCTTTGTCGGTCATAGAGTCAAGAAAACCAAGTCTGAATTAATAGAACAAGGCTATCCTAAAGCTAAAGTAGAGAAAGCCTTTAATAATGATGAAGCTGATTATAAAGCAGAGAGATTAGCTAGATTTAATCACGAACAAAATTCAGCACCAGAAGGTGATTTGGATGATGGAATCTGGGTAACAGAGTGCTATGTCAGGGTAGATTTTGACAATGATGGTATTGACGAATTAAGAAAAGTAACGAAGGTTGGAGATGAATTGTTCGATAATGAGGCTGTGGATAGTGTTCCCTTCTCCTCCCTTACGCCTATCCCGATGCCTCATAAGTTCTATGGTCTGAGTGTTTATGACTTAATCTCTGACCTTCAACTAATTAAGACTACTCTAATGCGTAACTTACTAGATAATATGTATCTAACAAATAATGGGCGTTATGAGGTAGTCGAAGGACAAGCTAATTTAGATGACCTGATGACTTCAAGACCGGGTGGTATTGTAAGAGTAAGAACTCCAGGTGCTGTTAATCCATTATCAACACCACAACTGGACCAGAACTCTTTTAATATGCTAGGCTATCTTGATAGTATTAGAGAAGAGCGTACAGGTGTAAACAAAAACGCTATGGGTTTATCTGAAGGTGCTTTAAAATCTCATCAAACTGCTACAGGCGTAGGTCAGGTTATGACAGCAGCACAGCAGAAGATTGAGTTGATTGCCAGAATATTTGCAGAAACTGGTATGAAACATCTGGCAAAATCTGTATACCAACTGGTACAGAAATATGAAAAGCCAGAGAAAATTGTAAGACTTAATAACAAATGGATAACAATGTATCCATCAGAGTGGAAAGAGTCTTTGGATTGTACTGCACAAGTTGGACTAGGGTTTGGTAATAAAGATATGAACCTTATGCACCTAGGAAGACTGGCACAGACAATACAGATGATTGCACAACACCCAGCAGCAGGTATGCTACTCAAGCCTAAGAATGTATATAACTTAGTAGCAGAGCAGATAAGAGCTATGGGTATGAAGAATGTAGATGACTTTATTACTGACCCCGGTGATGCAGTTCCTCAGCAGCAAGGTCCTTCACCAGAAGACCAAGCCAAGCAGATGGAAGCACAGCTCAAGGCTGAAGAGTTAAAAGTTAAACTACAGAAGATACAACAAGAGTCTGCACTTAAGCAGCAAGAAATGCAAATAGATGCTGAGATAGCACAGCAGGACTTAGAACTTAAGAGACAGGAAGCTCAAGTTGATATGCAAATTAAAGCACAAGAGCTTGAGATTAAGAAAGCTGAATTAGCACTTAAACAACAAGAACTTGTACTAGAAAGGGAGCAGGAAAGACCAGTAGCTATTGGTAATGCCTGATTAAATTATGGGAAAGAAGAAGGGAGAGGAGCTGCGTAGAGCAGATAACGCAAAACGATTGTTAGATGACCCTTTATTCAAGGAGTCATTCAAGACAATCAGAGAAGAATTAATTAAACATCTCTTGAATACTAGAGTTGCAGAAGAAGTAGAAAGAGATAGATTATACATAACCATAAAAGCACTAGACCTAGTTGAGCAACATATACAGTCTGTGTTTGAAACTGGTAAACTTGCAGAGAAGGAGCAAGAAGAATTTATTAACTAAGTGAGAGGAGTAACCGATGGATTCTGTAGAGAATAACCAAGAAGGTAGATTTGAAAGAGCAAAGGCAGGTTCTAGTGAAGAAGCTGCAAATACAATCCTTAATATGTGGGATTCACAAGAACAAACCGCAAACGAGGAAACCAAAGCCGCTGTTGACGAGGAATCGGTAGAGGAAACAAAGGAAGCTGAAAATGTCGAAGAAGAGACCCCAGAAGGACAAGTTGAAACAGAGGCAGAAGAGGAAGTATCTGAAGAAGTAGAATCAGAGGAATCTGATGAAACTGAAGAAGAGTATGATGTAGTAGCCGAAGAGGACTTGAAGTATACTATTAAAGTAGACGGAGAGGAACTAGAGGTTGGTATTGAAGAACTCAAGAACGGATACCAGAGACAGGCTGACTATACTCGTAAGTCTCAAGCACTAGCACAGCAACGTAAGGAGACGGAGCAAATCCAGTCCGAGCGTATGCAACTAGAGCAGGAGAGGCAAATGTACGCAAATGGACTTCAGATGTTGCAAGAGCAACAGCAAGCCAAGTTGAAAGACTTCGATAATATTGACTGGGAAACTATGAAAGAGGAAGACCCTTATCAATATATGTTAAAGAAGGATGAGTACAGAGACGTTCAGGAAAGAGCAAATAATGCGGCACAGCAGCAAGTTCTAATACAACAAGAACAACAATCTGCTATGCAAAAAGCTAGAGCACATTTTGTTCAGCAAGAATATAGCAAGTTAGTGCAAGCTCTACCTGAGTGGAATGATAAAGACTCTACAATTAAGAAGGACATACAGGAGTATGCTACTTCAGTAGGCTTTAGACCAGAAGAGATAAATCAGTTAGCAGACCATCGCAGTGTCTTAGTAATTAAGAAAGCAATGGAGTTTGATAAGCTAACCAAGAAAGTAGCTCCAAAGAAGAAAGCAGTCAAGAAAGTTCCCAAAGTACAAAAAGCCGGAAGAGGAAAATCGAAGGAAGATACAGCTACTGAAGCATTAAAAGCAAAGCGTACACGGTTGAGGAAGACTGGTAAGCAACAAGATGCCGCTTCCTTATTTTATGATATGCTTTAAGGAGATATTGAAATGCCTACAAATTTCAGTACATATGATGCAACAGCGATTCGTGAGGATTTGTCTGATGTAATCTATGATATTTCCCCTACTGATACTCCATTCCTATCGGGTATAGCAGGTAAAGGTACTGTTTCTAACACTTATTTTGAGTGGCAGACAGATGCCCTAACCGCTGCTTCTGGAACTAACTATCACGTGGAGGGAGCTGCTGTGGGTGCTGCGACTACTACTGCTACAACTAGATTGGGTAACTATACTCAAATTAGTAAGAAGGTGGTTGAAGTCACTGGTACTCAGGAGACAGTGAACAATGCCGGTAAGAAGTCTGAAATGGCACACCAACTCGCAAAAGCCTCGAAAGAGATGAAGCGAGATATGGAGACTTCACTATTAGCTAACAACGCAGCTGTGGCAGGTAACGCCTCTACAGCACGTGAAACCAAAGGAGCTGGTGCTTTCATTACGACTAACGTAACTGATGCTGGTACTTCTGGTTCACACGCTGCGGTTGTTGAAGCTGATATAACTGCTGTTGCAGAATCTACTTGGAATGCTGGTGGCGAGCCATCAACAATCCTTTTAGGTGCTACCAACAAAAAGTTGATTACAGCAATGTCTGGTCGTGCTGACAATACTCGTAGTATTGTTGACGACAACAAGTCAATCTACAATGCAGTTGATGTTTATGTATCAGATTTTGGTACATTCAACATTACGCTAGACAGATACTGTGACCAAGACCTTGTATACTTCCTAGACCACGATATGTGGTCAGTAGAGTATCTTCGTGATTTCCAAACTGTGGATATTGCGAAAGAAGGTGACTCAGACAAGAAGATGCTTCTTGTAGAGTTCGGTCTACGCTGTGGCAACGAAGCAGCTAATGGAGCAATCCGTTACACTACTGGTTAATAGCTAACCTAAATACCACCCTAGGAAACTGGGGTGGTTATACTTATGGCAGTAAAATCTAAACTAATTCAAAACGCAGACGGAACTTTAACTCTAGCCAGTGGACAGGAAGATAAAGCAGTTAAAGACATCTATGATAAAAATAGGTCTGACAAGTTCACTGCTGGAAGAAATAAATATAAAGGAGACTCTCAGTTCTCACACAGGGTTGCCAGAATACCTCTTATTGTAGTTGAGCAGATGATGAGAGATAAGGTTTGGGGAAACCAAGAAAGGATGAGAGAGTGGCTAAATCATCCAGACAACGCTGCTTGGCGTACTACTAAAGGAAAAGTATAATGGCATTAAGCACATTCACAGAATTAAAAGATGCAGTAGCGGACTGGCTGGATAGGTCAGACTTAACAGACAGAATACCGGACTTCATAACTCTGGCAGAGGCTAGACTCAATAGGGATTTACGCATACGCCCTATGGAAGTAAGAAGTTCGATGGAAACCACAGCAAGTCAGAGATACTTTAATCTCCCCGGTGGTTATTTACAAATGCGTAATATGCAAATTAATACGAACCCTATCACACCTCTCGAATATATAACACCAGAGATGTTGGATAGGTTATATGGAAGTGATACAACTGGTAAACCGAAGGCTTATACACTCATAGGTGACGAGATACAATTAGCACCTATACCAGATTCTGACTATACAGTTGAGATGGCTTTCTATGAGAAATTTACACCGCTAGGTGATGGTACTTCAGGTACTGTAACAAGCAACTGGCTTACAACAAATGCACCAGATGTATTATTATATGGTGCACTATTGGAGGCAGAGCCTTTTATTAAGAATGATGAAAGGATTGGTCTGTGGTTAAACGCATACAATGGTGCAATTAAGAAACTACAAGATGCGGATGCTAGGGATAGACATTCTGGTTCAGCGATGAGAGTACGGAATATCTATTCTGGAGTTGAAGGCTAATGGCTCAGAGCACTTGGTCGGCAGAATCAACTGTCTGGTCTGGAAATTCAAACCTCTGGTCTAACGATACTTACCAAGTAACTGCGGTAATGACTCAGACTAATTTTACTCAGTCATTATTAGAAGATACAGTATTTCCAAGGTCGTTGTCTATAGGAACGAATTTTGGAATGACAGGCACAACAGCACACGTTATGCCAGCATCAATAACATTAGATGAAAGCGGTACAATAACAAGTTCTTCTAGCCACGCTATGCCAGTTACTGCAACAATGGCAGGTACAAGCGATATGAAGAACAACGTGAACTTTCCAGAGAGTGCTACACTAAGTATGAATAACTCTGCTTCAAGTGAAAACAATTTCTTATGGAATGATATAGAGGAAGACGAGGATACACTTTGGACAAAAATAAGTGACCCAGATAATTAACAATAGGAGTAAATAATGGCATTAGGTAATGTAGACATCGGGCTGGCTAACTTTTGGAAAGTTACTTGTCTTGATAAAGATGGCAACATCAAATGGGAAGAGGATAACAAGAATATAATTGTGACAGCAGGTCTAAATCATATTCTTGATGTACAATTCCACGCAGCAACACAAGTTACAACTTGGTACATAGGTCTTAAAGGTGCTGGTACACCAGTAGCCGCAGATACTATGGCATCACACTCAAGTTGGGCAGAACTGACTGGCTATTCTGGAAACAGAAAAGAATGGACAGAAGGTGCAGCCTCATCTGGTAGTATGACTAACTCATCAAGTGTAGACTTTACAATTAACGCAACAGCAACAGTAGCTGGTGCTTTCTTAAATACAGCGGCAACAGGAACAGCAGGTACACTATATGGTGTAGTTGACTTTAGTTCCTCACGTGCAGTAATCTCTGGTGACACACTACAGGTAACAGTAACAGTAACAGCTGCTTCAGCATAAAGGAGTAGACAATGGCTTTAGAGGATTTAACAGGTACTAAGTACATTGATGACCTCAATTCGTCAAATCCAGCGGCAGGCGATAATGTCTCTGAGGGTGATGACCATATAAGAGGAATAAAGAATGTACTGAAAACTACATTCCCTAATATTGATGGTGCTGTAAATGCCACTGATACCGAGCTTAATTATGTTGATGGTGTAACCTCTGCTATACAGACACAGCTGGATGCCAAGGTATCAAATGCTACACATACTGGAGATGTAACAGGTAGTGGTGCTCTGACTATCGCAGCTGGTGCTGTGGATATTGCTATGATGAGTGCTACAGGTACAGCATCAAGTTCTACTTACCTTAGAGGTGATAATGCTTGGTCTACAGTAGATGCACTGCCTTCTCAGAGTGGACACGCTGGCAAGTATTTAACAACAAATGCTACAACTGCAAGTTGGGCAACATTAGATACAGATGCCAACACAACAACCAAGGGCTTATATGAGCACGAACATACGATTGATGCAAACTACTCTATAACGAGTGGTTCAAATGCTATGAGTGCTGGTCCAATAACAATTTCTAGTGGAATATCGGTTACTGTGCCGACTGGTAGCACTTGGGTAATAGTATAAAGGAGTAAAGAATGGCTAAAGTAAAAATTACAGGACACGCTTCGGGAACTGGCATACTGACAGTTACTGCTCCTAATACGAGTACGGATAGAACGATAACCCTTCCAGATGCCACAGGTACACTACTTAATAGTGATGGTAGTGCAGCTAATTTAACAGCTATCCCAGCAGCAAATATTACTGGTACACTTCCAGCAATTAGTGGAGCAAGTCTTACTGGATTCACAGCTTCACAAATGCCAGCAGGTAGTGTAATACAAGTTGTTCAAGGTACTTCGGAAACTCAATTACATTCTACAAGTGCAAGTGATGATTTGATTTCACAAGCGATTACTCCAACAGCTACATCTTCATCTGTACTAATTCACGTTACATTATATTTTGGAGTCCATAATCCAAACGGAGGTATTACTTGTTTTAGAGATTCAACTGCTGTGGGTGCAACAACCACTCAATACCACAGTTCAGTAGGTTCTTTTTGGGGAGCAGATGATTTTATAAGTAGAGGAGGAACAAGTACACACAATAATGATTATACTATTCTGCCTCTTAATTGGACTTTTTTAGATACAGGAATTTCAACTACTTCAGCAACAACTTATAAATTTTCAACAAGTAGTTATTCTGAAGTGAGTTTTAATAGAGCTATGAATGGTACTGGTAGTGGTAATTCAAGAAGTACAATTACATTAATGGAGATAGCAGGATGATAGATATTTTAGATGCCATATTAGCAATAAATCCAGAAGCAAAATGTAGCGTATCTGATGATGATGTTGATAATATTAGATGGGATAGTGGACAGACTCCAATTTCAAAGGAAGATATATTAGCAAAACAAACAGAATTACAAACAGCTTATGATGCTCAAGCCTACGCAAGAAGTAGAGCAACAGAATATCCACATATAGGCGACCAATTAGATTCTCTATTTCACGCAGGGGTTTTCCCAGATGATATGACAGCAATACTTCAAGCAGTCAAAGACAAATATCCAAAGGAGTAAATAATGGCAATAGTAATTAACGGAAGTGGAACAGTAACTGGCATATCAGTCGGTGGATTGCCAGATGATATAGTAGATGCTGGAATGATGGCAGATAATTCTATAGATAGTGATGCCTATGTTGATGCAAGTATAGACAATGCTCACCTAGCAGATGATGCTGTGGGAGTTGCTGAATTATCAGCTACAGGTACAGCGAGTTCTTCTACATTCCTTCGAGGGGATAACTCTTGGGCAGCAGCTGGTGGTGGAAAGATATTACAGGTTGTCACAGCAACAGATTCAACGGAAAGAAGTACAACATCAACATCATTTGTTACTGCCTCAAATACATTGTCTTGTACTATTACACCTTCTGCAACATCTTCTAAAATCTTTGTGATAGCTGGGTTTGGTACTGATGGAACATCAGCTGGTGCTTGTCTTACTACACTATATAGAGGTTCTACAAACTTAGGCCCGGCTAATGGTTTGTCACAATCGTTTGACAGAAAAAGTGGAAATTGTCTTACAATTTTAGACTCTCCATCAACAACATCTGCCACAACATATCAAGTGTATATTAGGTCAGAATCGGGAAGCGTAAAGATGATGAGAGATGGTCAAAGTGGTTCAATTACAGTATTCGAGGTAGGTGCATAATGATAACAATTATTGAAACAGTATTAGAAATAAATCCAACAGCACAAGTAAGTATTAGTGCTGATGATATAGATACTTTAATTTGGGAAAATGGTACTACTCCAATTTCAAAGGAAGATATATTAGCAAAACAAACAGAGTTGCAAACTGCTTACGATGCTCAAGCCTACGCTAGAAACCGCAAAGCAGAATACGACCAACTAAATCAATTCGAGATGATGTTCGATGATGACAGAGATAGCACGACAACTTGGGTTGATAAGATAAACGAAATTAAAGGGAGGCATCCGAAGTGAGTACAATAAAATCAAGTGCTGAAGACCTAACGCTTAATGCCGATGGTTCTGGCAACGATATAATATTTCAGAGCAATGGCTCGAATGTAGCCACGCTAGACCAAGCAGGAACATTAACAGCAACCACTTTTACTGGTGCTTCGACAGATGCAACCAAGCTACCTCTAGCTGGTGGTACTCTGACAGGTGCAGTAGTTGGTGCTACAGATACAGATACATCTAATTCTGGCACAGTTGATTTGGACTTCACAGCAAAAACAAATTTTGTACTCACACTTACTGGAAATATAACAAGTCTAACTGCTTCCAATGAAGTAGCAGGACAATCTGGATTTATTACATTTATTCAAGACGGTACAGGTAGTAGGACTGTTGCCTTACACGGAGATTATGAAACAGCGGCTGGAGCAGGATTGACATTAACCTCTACAGCATCAGCAACGGATATTGTGCCTTATGTCGTTGTAGCAGCAAGTAGAATTTTACTAGGCACACCACAACTAGCTTTCTCATAATATGCCAATAGGTTCACCACAATGGATGTATAAGGCTGATACTAGCTACTCGATAGATTATTCGTGTCGGTTTAATAACTATGATAATGGCAATTATTTAAGTAAGACGTATGGTTCTGATGGAAATCGTAGGACTTGGACTTTCAGTTGTTGGTTTAAAAGAGGAACTAAGAGAAACAGAGGTATTACCGAGGGCTGGTCAAATAACCATATATTCAGTCCGCTTGCTGGTGGTCACGGTTCTCAGAATGAATGTTGGATGATGATTATCGAAACTGGTTATTTGCAGATACAAGATTCTGCTGGTGTTTCAGGTTATATGGGGCATAAAACAGCTCCAGCATTCTTTGATGTTGCTAATTGGTATCATCTCGTTGTTGCTTGTGATACTACTCAAGCTGCTGAGGCAGATAGACTTAAAATATATGTGAATGGGGTTGAAATAACTACATTTATTTCGGAGCAACACCAGACCCAAAACAATTATACAGGCTGGGGAGCTGCAACACTTCACACCTTGGGTAGTTATGCAACAACTAAAACAGCAGCTAATTCTTGGAAAGGTTATTTAGCAGAGTGTCATTTCTTAGATGGTGTTGCCGTAACTGCAAATTCATTCGGTGAGTTTGGTGATTATGGTGAGTGGAAACCTAAAGAGTATAATGTTGCTGATGGTGCTTATGGTACTAATGGATTTTATTTGAATTTCTCAAATGCAAGTAATTTAGGAGAAGATTTTTCTGGTAATGATAATGATTATGCAACTACAGCACCAGATGATGATGCTGTAGCACAATCTCTTGATTCGCCCACCAACAACTTTTGTACTCTTGACCCTATGAGAACTACATTATGTGGTACTGGTGACCAAATAAATTATGGAAATCTACAGCTATTTATAAACAATGGTGGAAATACCATAATGAGTGCTGGAACTTTTGCTGTTACTTCTGGTAAGTGGTATTTTGAGGCTATTGCGGATGAGATAGATGGTAATGACGCATATACACAACCAGAAATAGGTCTAATTGGTGTATCAGATGAAGTAAATGATGGTACTGCCGAAAGTGATAGAACTTTGGTTTATAAAACTACTTATGATTATGAGGGAGTAACAGATAATTTAAGTGGTGCTACATTTGCTACTTATGCTGAAGATGATATTATCGGTGTAGCATATAATGCGGATGATGATGAAATAACATTTTATAAAAATAATGTTGCTCAAACCACAACAAGTCTACAGGCTACTGATAGTCAAGGTATGCAACCACTATTAATGGGGCACTATGGTAATGGTTCGAGTTGGGTTGCTAATTTCGGACAGGATTCAAGTTTCTCTGGTCGTAAGACGAGTGGTTCTGCTGCTGCTAGTGATGGTAGTGGCTATGGAGATTTCTATTACACTCCACCTACTGGCTTTTTAGCATTATGTGCGAAGAACTTACCAGAACCTGCTGTTATACCTAGTGAGCATTTTGATGTTGCTCTTTATGAAGGTGATGGTTCGGTTCAAAACATTACATCATTAGGATTTCAACCTGATTTTACTTGGATAAAAAATAGGCAGGGCACTGACCAACATCAACTATTTGATGCTGTTCGTGGAGTAACAAACGCTATTCATTCAGACGGCGCCCAAGCGGAAGCAGCAAATGCTGATACATTAACTGCTTTCTTATCTAATGGTTTTACTACTGGCGATGATATTGCTACTAATACTAATGATGATGGTTATGTATCTTGGAACTGGAAAGCAGGTAATGCTACTTTAGGAACAGGTGATTTCACACAAGGTACTATTGCATCAACTTGCAGTAGAAATGTAGATGCTGGATTTAGTATAGTTTCTTGGACAGGTACTGGTGCTAATGGAACAGTAGGACACGGATTATCTAAAGCACCAGAAATGATTATAACTAAAAAGCTAAGTGGTGACCATTGGTTTACATACCATAATAATTTAATTGATGCTTCATATCATATTTATCTTAATGTTACGGGTCCTGCAATTAGTACTGATGACCCTTGGAACGATACAGACCCAACAAGTACTGTATTCTCTTTAAAATCAGATGGTAGTGTGAATGTAAATACTCAGGCATACATAGCCTACTGTTTCCACTCTGTAGATGGCTACTCTAAGGTGGGTTCATATATTGGTAATGCTGGTGGCGGATACAATGGGGAAGATGGTCCATTTATTAACTTAGGTTTTCGCCCAAAATTTATTATAATAAAAACTGCTAGCGACACCGATGCTTGGGTTATGTATGATAGTGAGAGAGGCTGGAGGCTGGATGCAAGCCGCAGAAATTATGTACTATATCCAGATAATGACCCTGCTGAAGGAGAACACGGTTCTACAAAAACCTATGCAGAGTTTTTTTCAAACGGTGTAAAAATACGAGATGATGATAATTTAGTTAACAAAAATGGTGATACATACATCTACTTAGCGTTCGCAGATTTACCTTTTAAATATGCAAATGCTGGATTTCATACTTCATCACCAGTGACATAACAGGAGCAAATATGTGGTACTATTATTCAAAAATAATTAAGACACCAAAAACAATGGTGATAGCTGGCATCACATATCCTAAAGCGATATTTCGGAATAGTGATACACTTGCATCATTAGGAATCAAACCTTATAGGGAAGTAACACCAGATTCCAGATATTATACTAATGGCTCTTATACTGTAGATACATCAGGAGCAGAAGTCGTAGGAACATACGCTGGAACTGCTATAGATGTGGATACGCTTAAAGCAAGTATGCTATCTGATATCAATTCACAGGTAGCCATAAAACAAGATGCTATAGATTGGTATTGGGCGAGAGCAAGTAAGGGTGGTAAAGCAGTACCTGCCAATATTGCTACTTATGCTACTACGATTTATAGCGAACAAGCGACTAAAGAGAGTGAAGTGGCTGCTCTATCTACCCTTGATGAGATTATGGAATACGAGAATCGCCCTCATACTGAAGTAAGAAAGACAGGTGTTGGTGATGAAACAGAATCATTTGCTAGAGAGATTAATATGCTACATCATTGGACAGCAAATCCTAACGATGAAGTGGATGAAGCATTTGTAAGTTTGACGGCTGACTAAGATGAGAATTATATTATTCATCACATTATTGTTAGTTACAGGATGCAGTGTCTTTCCTAGCACTACTTCTGTAAGTGCTACAAGCAAAGCAACTAGCGATGCTGTACCTACTGTGAAAGTACAACAGAATTTCAAGTGGAGTAATTAGTGAAAGACCAGATTGTAATGCTACTTCTAGGACTGCTTATGGCTTTAGGTGGTTGGACTATGACACAAACATTCTCTCTGTCAACAACACAAGCAGTACACAGCGATAAACTTGATAAGCTGGAAAGAAAAGTAGATAAGCTAGAAGAACTCGTTGAAGATATGATGAGAAAAGATGAAGAGATTATGGAGCAACACGAAGATTTATTTGATGCTCTAAGAAGTGAACAGCCTTCATCTTCTTATAATTACTAGGAGTCAGTATGAATGGATTTAAGATACCAGCAGCCATAGTTCTGGCAATAGTAGTTCAAGCTGGAGCAATGCTTTGGTATATTTCTGGAATTGACCATCGTGTTTCTACTATGTATGAGGAATACCAGAAGTCAAACCAGAAGGCTGTGATTGAAAACCAAGTCCGAATGGAACTGGATTTGCAAGAAGTAATCAAGGCTGTTGTCGGTATGGGTCAGCAAGTTATGGTGAATAAAGAAGCTATAGAAGTAATCATAGATGAAGTAGATTCTCAGATAAAGCAGAACAAAGCACTCAAGAAACAACTTAATACTCTAAAGAAACAGTTTAACGACAGTAAGAAAAAGAAGAAGAAAGAAAAGAAATCAACCCAAACTGAATTAGGCTAATGTCTGATGGAATAGATTTGAGAGAGGGTGGTAAGGTAAACCTAGATGTAAAAACTCTAGTAGGTATTGTTGCTATGATACTTTCGATTGCAGGTGTTTACTTTACTCTTACTGGACAAATAGCCCAGTTGCAGTTGGATGTTATTAGGATGCAAGATAGTGTGGCTATGAACTCCGAGTTCAGAGTAAAATGGCCGCGAGGTGAGTTAGGTGCATTACCAGATGATGCCAAACAAGATTTAAGAATACAGTATTTACAGGAAGACATTAAAGACACAAACGAAATACTGAATGAAATACAAACAGAATTAGAAACACATTTGAGGAACACGCAATGAACAAGTGGATAATAGCATTAATAGCTGTAGGAATAATTCTTTTTATAGCAACAATGATAATAGGTGTTGATGCTTTAATGTGTACTCCGCCCTGTGTATGACAGATGTTGAAAGAAGTACCTCTAGGTGGCGATGGACTGCATTAACAATATACCTGCTGATTTGCTTTTACGACTTTCTATTTGTACCAGTTTGGTACGGACTTAATAGACCTGATATAAGTCAGTTTATGGAAATAATAAACTCAACAGAGGATACATTAGTACAGATGGAATTGATGAAGAAACTGACAGGACAACACAATCCCTTTACTCTTATGGGTGGTGGGTTATTTCACTTAGCCTTTGGTGCAATCTTAACAGGTAGTGCAATTGGCTCAAATAAGTAAAGGACATTATGGAAGAGAGAATTGCTAGGATGGAAACTACATTAGACAGACACGACTCACAAATAAGCAAATTGTTTAGTCGTATTGAAGACACTAATAAATGTATCCAGAAGATTAATACTAATATGCTACAGATTAAGTGGAGTGTTTATGGTGCGATTGGTTTCTATATTGTCACACAGATTGGAATTATTGAGGCACTGAGAGTCGCTGTATGATGACATTACTTACAAATATAGCACCTATAATACTAGGCTTTGTAGCTAAACTCTTTGCCCTAAAGAGTCAAGCAGCAGCAGAGAACCAGAAGCTGATGATACAATCACTTCAAGTAAGAAATGAGTCTATTAATATGGCTAGGGATAGAGCAGACAAAGAAAGTCCTATGGCTGCTATGAATAGAAGGATTATAATTCTAGTCATCTTAGGTTTAGTTATATTCACTCAGGTAGCACCTGTTGTATTTGATGTACCAACAGTAATTCCTACTATAATTGAGGGATTTAGTTTCTTAGGTTTTCAATTCACACCTGATGTAATAGAGTACGCTACTGTAGATGGATTACTCAAGATGGATGAAATATTTGGGTGGGCAACTATGATTATAGAATTTTATTTCGGAGCACAATTAGCAAAAGGAAAATAATATGGCATTAGAATCAACAACTTATATAGATGGATTGGTAACAACTAATCCAACAGGCACAGACCCACGAAGTCAAGGCGATGACCACATAAGGTTGGTTAAGTCTACTATTAGGTCTACCTTCCCTAATATTTCTGGTGCTGTGACAGCAACACATACAGAATTAAATTTAATAGATGGTTATACTGGTACAACAGCAGAGCTAAACTATAATGACATACCAACGCTTGGAACAGTAGAGGCTTCTAAGACTGTCACTGCTGATGCTGTAGGTACAACAACCAACTTAAAGACAAAGAAACAGACAGAGATTGTCAACGCTGTAGGAACAGTAAGTTCGGCAACAGCAATTGACTTCTCATTAGGCAATGTAGTTACTGCTGTACTTGCAAGTGGTGGTTCATTTACGATAAGCAATCCTCCCACTTCTGGTATATATGGTAAGTTCAAACTGATACTGACGAATGGTGGTACAGTGACAGACCCTTGGCACTCAAGTGTTAAGTTTGTTGGTGGTACAACTCCTACTCTGACTACAAGTGGAATAGACATTCTTACTTTCGAGACAATTGATGCTGGTGCTAACTGGTATGCGATTGTTGAAGGACTGGATATGAAATAATATGAGTTGGCAAAATAGAATGTATCAGCTTGGTAATAGTCTTTTTGACTTGGATGAAATAACTAGGATTGCTGCACAATACCCATCAGACCCACAAACTAATCCGATTGGAACGTATGGTGTTGGGGTTCAATCTGATGCAAAACATCAAGCAGCTTCAGCAAGAGCAAGTGATATGTTTTATGATTTGTTGAAATGGAATCCTATTATTCCAAAAGCGGTTAGAGGACCAATAGCAGATACTTTATCGTTTGCTGGTGGTGTTGGTGTTGAAGGAGTAGGTAGTCTTTTTGATTATGTAAAGAGTGGATTTAAAGATAAGAATTATTTAACTGCTGCAAAAGAAGATATAATCAGTGACTGGAAAGGAACTTTTGGAACTGACTATGGAGTTTCTACTGCGGATATAATGAATAATGTTTACAAAGAAAATAATTATACACCTAAATCAAATTTAAACATCTTCAATTCAAATATGCAAGTAGAACCTACTTATCGGGATACCTCTAGGAATAGTTATTTGCTAGACAATGTTCAACCAGCAGTTCAACCTACTACACCAGTGACTCAACCTATAACAACTAATGAACCTACAATTACTCCACCTCCAGCCAGAGCGGTAATACCTAATCAAACTAAATTTGGTCCTACTAGGTCAACTGCAATCAGAGGTGGTAGAGGTGGTAGAGGAAATGTAGGAGCTAGAAAGAAAACTCAATCAGCCGCACCAGTTTTTAAAAGCTATGGACCACCTAATAGACAGAGGTATTAATGCCAGCACAAGTAAAAGTATTAAACCCTACAGGAATTAACAAAGATATTTCTTCTTATGAATTACCAGAAGATAAATGGTCTGATGGAAATAATATACAGTTTGATAATGACAAGACTGCGAAAGTAAAAGGGCATTTGCAAGTATTTGGTACGCCTACAGTTGCACCTTACTGGTTAATGCCTTTCGATACTATTAGTACAAACTCTTGGATTTATGCAGGATTGACTAAGTTATATAGAGTACATACATCTGGTACAACAACTACACATACCGACCTCACAAGAACATCTGGTGGTGATTATAGTGCAACTGCTGGTGCTGGATGGAATGGTGGCGTATTAGGTGGTGTCGCTATAGTTAACAATAGTGTCGATGAACCACAGTTTATGGGTACAGCAGCTGGTGCAAAGTTTGCTAACCTAACCAACTGGCTAAGTAATACAACTTGTGCAGTAATGCGACCATTCAAGAGATTTCTGGTAGCACTGGATACAACTGAATCAGCTACACGCTATCCTTTCAGAGTAAGATGGTCTCATCCGGCAGAGGGTGGTACAGTACCTTCAAGCTGGAATGCTGCGGATGCTACCAAAGATGCAGGATATGTTGACCTTTCACAATCAAAAGGATTTGTTATTGATTGTCTGCCTCTTGGTGACATTAATGTAGTCTATAAAGAAGACTCAATATGGAGTATGGCATTTGAGGGTGGACAGTCTATATTTGGATTTAGGCAACTATTTTCTGACACAGGTATACTAGGTAGACACTGCGTAAAAGACTTCGACAATAAGCATTTCGTAATTTCTGAGGATGATGTCTATATTCACGATGGTCAGACTAAGCAATCTATTGTAGATAGCCAGATAAGAGATGAGCTGTTTACTTCTATGCACCCAGACTACAAGACAAGAACATTTGTAGCTGCTGATAGAGAGAAGAATGAGATGTGGGTTTGTTTTGTATCTAACACAAACAACACAGATGCCTTTGCAGATACAGCTTATGTGTGGAATTGGAGAAATAATAGCTGGTCTAAGAGAGACCTTCCTAATGTAAGTCATATTGCTTGGGGTGTTGTAGAGTATGTAAGTACAACGGACTGGACAGAATCAGGTGACTGGGATACAGATAATGATGCTTGGGATTCGCCTCTTAAACCTTCTCTGATAATGGCGGATGCCGGAGATACTAAATTATATGTATTAGGTACTAATCAGCATAGTGGTACAAGTTATAGGGCTTGGATTCAAAAAGATAGTATGAGTCTAGGATATCCGGGAACTAAGTCTATTACCAAAATTGTACCTAGAGTTGCTGGTACTGGTGCTATAGATTTCTATGTGGGTAATGAGATGAATCCACATCAGGGAATTACTTGGAAAGGACCTTACTCTTTCACACCGGGTACACATTCAGAAATACCAGTAAGAACGACAGGTAACTATATAGGTATCAGAGCTGAATCAACGGATGACAAGACTTGGGCACTGGACCAATTAGAAATTCACTGGATGCCACAAGGCAATAGAGGTAATGGTGTATGATTCGTTACGAACCATCACCTGTTCCGGATAATGCAGAGGACATACCTGCATACTTGAGACAAGAATTTAGTAGGATGTCTCGTATTATAAATAATATTGCTGATGGACATTTTGATGTCAGCAATGCTGCACCAGATAAGCCAAGAACAGGTGACATAAGATATGCAGATGGCTCAAACTGGAATCCGGGAAGTACAGGAGAGGGTATATATATTTACTTAAGCACAGGAGCGTGGAGTAAACTTTGATTGAAGGGATTAAGGGGGAGAATATAGAGGCTTGGTGGTCTCTCGTTGAAGAATACTTGATTACAGCCCTTGAATATGGTTTAGGGGAGTATAGTATAGGGGATATAAAAAAGTCCTGTATATCAAAGGATATGCAGCTCTGGGTGAAAATGGATAGAGAAGTGAAAGGTACTTTCATTACCAAGATAGCCAAATATCCACAAAAGAATTTACTCTGTGTCATCTTATTAGGTGGCGATGAGTTCCAAGAATGGAGAGATGAAGCAGATGCACTCTTAAACGCATTTGGAAAAGAACATAACTGTGAGTACATAGAACTATTTGGAAGAAAAGGATGGGGAAGAGCACTCAAAGATATAGATTACAAAGAGATAACAAGATTATTCGCTAAGGAGATAAGATAATGTCAAAGAGTCCAGATACAGAAACAGTCAATGCAGACCCGTGGGATGTAGCTGTACCCTATATGCAAGGTGGCTTCAAAGAAGCACAGAATCTTTACAACGATTATACGCCTCAATATTATAGTGGTCAGACACAGGCAGGGTTTAGTCCAGACCAGTTGACAGCACAACAAGGCATAAGAGACTTTGCAGTACAAGGTGCTCCAAGTATTATGAACCCAGCATTGAGTGCCTATCAAAGAGGTACAGGTGCTGATATGCTAGATGTTGCTAACAATCCATACGTTACAGGAATGGCACAGGCTGCTGCTGATAGAGCTATGGGTGCTCTAACACCAGAACTGGCAAATATTAGAAGTGGTGCTATTGCCAGTGGTGGATATGGTGGTGGTAGGCAGGGTATTGCAGAAGGTACTGCACTTGCTGGAGCTGCTGATGCCGCAAACCAAGCGGCTGCTGGTATTTATGGTCAGGCATATGGTCAAGGATTAGGACATCAGGCTAATACATTAGGTATGACTGGTGGTCTTATGAGTGCAGGATTTAATCCTTATAGTGCTCTTGGTCAGTCAGGTGCTCAACAGCAGGCTAGAGAACAGGCACTGATAAGTGATGCACAGCTACAGCACGACTTTGAACAAGGATTGCCATATGATAAATTCAATCAGTACCAAGCAGGTATTGCAGGATTCAGTCCACTAGTAGGCAACGCAGGTCAAATGATTTCAACAAGTCCGGGTGCAAGTTTGATGAGTAACTTAGGTGGTCTTGTCTCAGCCTATGGAACATTAAGATAAGGAGATAATATGCCTTTTGGTGATGGAATAGTAAATTTTTGGGGAGACTTAAAAGATGCTTGGCACAATTCAGCATTGCCCGGACAGCCGGGATATATAGGTCCTGAACCAGAAACAGAAATAACACAGATTAAACCTTCAGTGGCTGAGACACAAAATAATATGACTGTTCCAGTAGCTAATTATAATTACGACTCAATATATGGAACTCCAAATGAAGTTCAAGGTTTTGGTATAGGTTCTGACAGACCTTATGTTTCTACTCCGATGGGTGGAACTGCTGTACAACAAAGACCTTGGAAGCCAGATGAAATAGACATTAGTACTGTAGGTACTCACAACTCTGGTGACAGAGGTTATGACAATGTTGGTAATCTACTTCCCGGATGGGAATTGGGTATAGATAATATACCTTATAACACAGCACTATTTGCATTGCATCAGCAGGATTCTGCTGGAGGTGGTGGTGGAGGTGGATATAGTGGTGGAGGTGTTTCAGCACCATCAGAACCATTTTTACTGTCACAAGATTTATCACAACGCACACCCTCTGGAACTATGTATGCACCAGATTTGTCAGCATACAGAGACTCATCCTTATTTAATTACACTGGACCGGGTGGTCTAAGTGAATATACATACGGTCAAGGCTTGCCATACCAAGGTGCTGACTATAGTATATGGGGTACACCTACTGATATGGTCAATCCATACTATACTGGACAATTTGCTCCAGAGTCTACAGGAATAGCAGACGGTGCTATTAGTTTGCCTCCAGTAGATATGCCAGCTGGTGTT